CGATTCAGACAAGTCCGGACAAATCCAGACAAAACGGACAAACTATTATCAAGATTCAGACCGATTCACCATTTACCAGTCCAGAGCAGTCGGGGGCTAATTGACAATGGCTACTCGTAAGGGCAGCACAAAGCCGCGTCTAAGTAATGCGCCAATCAAAGGCAAAAGCCGCATAGATGAGGTCTTAAAATGGATGGAAGGGCTCAAAGATAACGGCGAGCCTATGACTTTGCTACCGTGGCAAGAGCATGTGCTAACTGACATGCTGAAGGTAGACAAAAACAATAAATGGATCCGCAAAACCAACTTATTGCTAATTGCACGTCAAAATGGCAAAACGCACTTAGCTCGTATCCGCATCCTTGCCGGTTTGTTCCTTTTTGGAGAAAGGTCTATAGTAGCGATGTCCTCGAATAGGGGAATGGCGTTAGATACCTTTCGCAAGGTGTGTGACGTTATCGAGGGCAACGAATCACTACTAACGCAAGTTAAGCAAATCCGCGTGGCTAATGGTCAGGAATCTATCGAGCTTTTATCGGGAGCAAGATACGAGATAGTCGCGGCTACAAGAGATGGAAGCCGTGGTAAGACCGCGGATTTGCTTTTCGTAGATGAGTTACGTGAAATTAGCGAGGAAGCGTGGACGGCAGCAAAGCCGATTACACGTGCAAAGCCCAATAGTCAGATATTCCTTACAAGTAACGCTGGCGATGCTTTCAGCCACGTACTAAACGATCTACGCACACGCGCCTTGAGTTATCCACCTAAGACGCTAGGTTTCTGGGAATACTCAGCCGATGACTTTAGCAAGATAACCGATAAAGAAGCGTGGTATCAGGCTAACCCGGCATTAGGCTACCTAGTAGATGAAGCGACAATCGCTGAAGCTATTGCAACGTCAAGCGTTGAGGCTAGTCGCACAGAAACCTTGTGCCAATGGGTTAGTGCGCTGAAATCGCCGTGGCCTTATCGAGCATTTGAGGATTTGACGGTACAGGATCTCAAACTAGAACCCGGCAGGCTCACAATCTTTGCGATGGACATTTCAGTAACCAAAAAGCAGGCCAGCCTTGTTGCAGGGCAACTTATGGAGGATGGCAAGGTAGGCGTAGGTGTTGTGGCTCAGTTTGAGTCGCATGTGGCTATTGATGAGCTGAAGATGGCTGCCGAAATCGCTAACTGGGCTAAAGAATACAAACCGCGCATGATTTGCTTCGACAAGTACACGACAATGAGCGTGGCTGAACGCTTGGCGCAGACTGGGTACAAAATGCAGGATATGTCCGGGCAGGTGTTCTATCAAGCTTGTTCAGATCTACTAGATGCAATAGTGAATCAGCGTCTAACGCACAATGGCATGCAATCGCTCGTAGACTCCATGAATAACTGCGCTGCTAAGGAAACTGACGCAGGCTGGCGCATTGTTCGGCGTAAATCGGCCGGCGATGTTTCGGCTGCTATCTGTTTAGCGATGGTGACACACCAGCTACTTAAGCCACAATCAAAACCTGCCATTATGTCCTAATTGTCCACTTTGTGTGGTATCCTTTAGGGGATGGGTCTATTCTCGCGTAAGCCGGTCACTATTGAAGCGCAAGCCGCGCCGCAATTGATGACAGACGCTTTTAATTATTTCTTACCTGTAACGCTAACTGCGCTATCACGTGATGAAGCGATGAGCGTTCCAAGCGTTGCTCGATGCCGCAACTTGATTGCTGGCACTATCGCAACATTTCCACTAGAACTTTACAAAAAGTCTACTGGCGAAAAACTAGGCAAACCACTATGGCTAGAGCAACCGTCAATCAGTCAGCCACTTAGCACGACACTTGCTTGGACTGTGGACTCGCTATTATTTTACGGCGTTGCTTATTGGCGCGTTACTGAAGTTTATTTTGATGATGGCAGACCAGCACGTTTTGAATGGGTAGCACCGGGTCGCGTTTCGTTTACAACGGATTCGTATACCAATTTCATCACACAATACACAGTCGATGGATCTCCTGTGCCTATGTCTGGCTTGGGTTCACTTATTACATTTCAAGGTTTAGATGAAGGTGTGCTACAACGTGGCGCACGTACTCTGCGTTCTGCGATTGATTTAGAAACCGCTATGCGAGTTGCGTCAGCTACTCCGATGCCTTCAGGTGTTCTAAAAAATACTGGCGCAGATTTATCACAAGAAGAAGTACAAGCAATTCTCGCTGCTTGGAAATCAGCGCGTGAACGACGCAGCACCGCCTATCTTACAAGCACTTTAGATTACCAGCCGACAGCATTTAGTCCGCGTGACATGATGTTTGTAGACGCTTTACAATCAACTTGTACTCAAGTGGCGAGAATGATGAACGTGCCTGCGTATTACATTTCAGCGGATCAAAATACGAGCATGACTTATGCTAACGTTCAAGATGAACGCCGTCAGTTTGTTTCTCTTTCCCTCGCGCCATACGTTCACGCTATTCAAGATCGCTTGTCTATGGACGATATTACGGCACGAGGGAACATTGTTAAGTTTAATGTCGAGGATGCGTTCTTAGCGGTTGATGCGCTAGAGCGTCTAACCGTCATTGAAAAGATGCTTACTCTTGGTTTGATTTCCGTTGAAGATGCGATGGAAATGGAAAACCTCACACCGAACGGAAATAATGATGCACCTGACCTTCAGTAGCGATATTGAATGCTCAATTAGTGAGCGCACAATTTCAGGCAAGATTGTTCCATTTGGCGGCGAAGTCGGACAGACCTCAGCCGGCAAAGTTATCTTTGAAAAGGGATCAATTGAAATCCCTGACAGCCCTAAGCCAAAACTTTTACTTGAGCATGACGCAAAGAAACCTCTAGGTCGCATGTTGAGTTATGAGGAACGCGAGGACGGCATTTACGCCACCTTCCGTGTAAGTGCTACTCAGCGTGGTACAGATGCATTAATCGAGGCAAGTGACGAATTACGTTCAGGCTTGTCTGTAGGTGTTCAAGTAATAGATAGCAAGCGCGAAGGAAATGTTTTACGCGTACTATCTAGCAAAATGATGGAAACCAGTCTTGTTCAATCAGCAGCATTTAAGAGTGCTGAGGTATTGAGCGTTGCAGCTTCAGAACAAGAAGCGGCAGAAGAAAACCCAACCCAAAACGAAAGCGAGGCAGTCGTGGAGAACACTACTCCTGACACCGCAACCGTGAAGCCTGTGGCAGAAACCCCTGCGGTAGAAGCCTCACGCCCAACAGTTGCAGCACCAATTTATGCTAGGCCACGTATTAACGTGACACCTCTTAGCATGCTTGAGAACACAATTAAAGCAAGCATTTTTAACGATGATGAAGCGCGTCAATGGATCGCTGCTGCATCTGATACAGATACCGTTGCAGACGTTCCCGGACTTGTTCCAACACGTCAGGAAACTACTGTTTGGAATCCAAAGTCCACAGGCACACGTGCCACAATTGAAGCAATTTCATCTGGCGTTCTACCTGATGCAGGCATGAAGTTCCAGATTCCACGCGTCAAGAGCGTACCGGGCGTAGGCGCACCGGTAGCTGAAGGTGGCGCATTTACTGATGATCAGGTTGAGATTGAATATTTGGACGTGGACGTCAAAAAAGCTGCCGGAATGCAGCTCTTTTCTGTCGAGGTCTTAGATCGCACAAGTCCGGCCTTTCTTTCTGAGTTGCTTTCGTTGATGGGCGATGCTTACGCTAAGTCCACAAACACCGCAGCAGGTGCAGCACTTGCAACCGGTGGAACACTTGACTCAACAACAATCACCTTGCCGTGGGATGGTGCAGAAATTGCTGCATTCGTAGCACGTGCAGGTGCATCGATTTACACAAACACATTCCGTTTTGCAACTGGCGTTATTGTTTCTCCTACACAATGGAGCAACATCACCGGATTGGTAGATTCACAAAATCGCCCAATTTTCAACGCAGCAGCACCACAAAACGCAGGTGGAGATCTTTCAGCAACCGCAATCCGTGGAACCTTGCTTGGACTCCCACTTTATGTTGATTACACAATGACAGGCGATGCAGATAACTCAATCATCGTTGTAAACCGCGATTCCTACACATGGTACGAATCACCACGCCTACAGCTACGTGCTGAAAAGGTTGGAACCGGTAAGGTCGAAATCGGCATGTACGGTTACTACGCAATTGCTACCAAGACTGGTGCAGGCGCGTTCAAGTTCAATAAGGCGTAGTTAGCCTAGTAGTAGAGTTACTCCGGCGCACAGCCCTTGCGCCGGAGCTAACATAAAGAGAGGATAGAGATGCCAGCAACATACGTCACCGAAGCGGAGCTACGTTCCGCGCTTGGGATTCAATCTCTATACACCTCAGCAGTTGTAGAAGAAGTCTGCCAAGCGGCAGAAAACATTGTTAAAAGCAAGTTGTGGTTTAACACGCAGTCCGTCTATGCCATTGAGGCAACAGGAACGACAGGACGCATTTACATTTATGAGAACGCCGACCAATTTGTAGTTGGTGACACTATTACCATTGAGAATGTGCGTCAGCACTTTAACGGCTCAAGCGTCATTACAAAGAAAAATGGCGGATGGCTTGAGTTTGTAGACAATCAAATTACAACATTGGAATATCACACAATCGCGCCGTGGGGACGTGTCTATGGCACACAGGCCATTGATTACGCAACGCTTCCAGAGGTTAATCAAGCAACACTCATGATTGCTGTGGATATTTGGCAAGCTCGCCAAGCCTCTAACGCTGGCGGCATTTCACCAGACTTTCAACCATCACCATATCGCATGGGCAATACCCTTATGGCACGTGTCAGAGGTTTACTTGCGGATCACTTAGCTCCGG